ACCCTCCACTATTAAAAACAAATTAGATTCTTATGCTTCAGGTTCTAAAGAAATGAACTTTAATCTATTTGAAAACTTACGTTCTGATTTAGCGGCTGAAATGCGTAAAGCAGACAGAAATGGTGACGGCAATATGAAGCACGTTTTAAGCGTAGTTAGAGATCAATTAGAAAACTTGCCAATGCAAGAAGGTGACGCTGTATTAAAAGGTTTAGCAGATAATGCTAGAAAAACTGCAAAAGCAGACTTTGATCTTGAAAAATCAAATCCTCTTTATAGCAAAGTATTAAACGAGTCAGCAGACAGCAAAGATTTTATTCAAAACTTTGTAATCAGATCAAAAAATGCAGATTTTATGAAATCAGTAGATTTACTAAAAAATGATCCAACTGCATTAGAACATTTGCGTTCAGGCACAATGGACTATATTATTAGAGAATCTACCGATGCAAGTGGAAATTTTAGCACAGCTAAATTTCAAAAAAACATTGAAAATCTTAATGTAAATAAAAAGTTAGACGCTTTATTTGGTGAGCATTCTAAACAATTACAAGATTTAGCTGAAATTGCAAAAATTGTAGAAGCTAGACCAAGAGGTTCTTTTGTAAATGAGTCAAATACAGCAACTGCATTAGGTTCAATGGCTAAACAATATGGTGGAAAAGTATTACAAAAAATACCATTAGTCGGTAGTTTTGTTGAACCAGCAGCAGAATTATTACAAAAAAGAAAAATTGCTAAAGAAGTTAAAGAATCTTTAAATCCAAAACCAAAAGTTAAACTTTCAGATATAGGAAAATAATATGTCAGTCAATCTATCACCCATAGGCAACGGAGTAAGTTTTTTAGGCACGACAGGGCTACCATTAAGTGGTGGCAAAATATATACCTATCAAGCTGGATCATCTACACCGTTAGCAACTTACACAACTAATAGCGGAATTATAGCTAACGCCAATCCAATTATATTAGGAACTGACGGTAGAACACCAAGTGAAATTTGGCTAACTTATGGTTACAACTATAAATTTATTTTACAAGATTCAGCTGGTTCAACCATTGCGACATACGATAACTTATACGGCATATTAGGAACTATTCCTGCTGCATCATCTACATTGCCTACAGGCATGATTCTTTTATGGTCAGGTTCAATTGGCTCTATTCCTAGCGGTTACTTATTATGTGATGGCACAAACTCAACACCTGACCTTCGTGATCGTTTTATTATTGGCGCAGGAAATACATACTCTGTAAATCAAACAGGTGGTAGTGCAGATGCAATTGTGGTATCTCATAGCCATACTGCAACTTCTACATCAACTGTTACTGATCCAGGCCATCAACATACATTAACAAATTATGGCTCTGCTCAAGCAGGAACCGACCTTGGTGGCGCACCTGTTATGGCTAATACAGGATACTCTACATCAAGGAATCCAAATCCTACCGACACAGCAACAACAGGGATTACAGTTGCAACTTCTACATCAACAGCAACAGCAGGAACAAGTGGAGTGGGTCAAAACATTCCTCCATACTTTGCTCTTTGCTACATTATGAAATCATAGGACTATTATGGACTTTCAATTTTTCTTTAACACAGTTCTAGGCGCAGCTTTAATGGTCATTGGTTGGTTTGCTCGTCAACTGTGGGATGCAACTCAAAAACTTAAAGAGGATGTATCAGACCTTGAATTAAATATGTCTGAAAACTATGTTAAAAAAATAGACATCACAGCTCGCTTTGACAAGATTGAATCTATCCTTGAACGACTATTTGATAAGCTAGAATCAAAACAAGACAAATGAAAGAGCTTATAAGTTTAATCTCATTTATTGTAGGCCTTTTAATAGGCGCATTTTTAGCTTTAGCTATGGATTACGCTTTTGCAGCAGACACTACAATGGAAGTTAAAAACAAAGGAAGTGTGCCTTCGGCTATTGCACCTTCTATTTCTACTATGAATCCTAAAATATGTAAGACAGGAGTAAGCGGTGGTGCTAATACAGGCGTTATTTCTGTAAGCGGTGGTTTTACAGTTGAAGATGAAAATTGTGTAAGAGTTGTTAAGGCTGAAACATTAAGTTCACTTGGCTTAAAAGTAAGTGCAGTTTCATTAATGTGCCAAGATAGTGCAACATGGGATGCAATGGAAATGGCTGGAAGCCCATGCCCTTTTGGTGGTTCATTAGGTGATACTGCTAGACGTGCATGGTTTAAAAAAAACCCTGAAAAGTTTTACAATTTATATGGTTCAAATTTTAAGCTTCCTGATCCTGCTCCTATTGCCGATAAGCAATACTTACGCTGATTATTTAATTGGTGGTTGGCATAGATGCGGATGGAATAGCGATTGGTATTGCTATACACCGCCATCTTGTGTAGATGTTACAGAAACAAGATCACTATCTTGTCCTGTGCATCAAAGCGGTGCAATTAATCAAATAAGATATTATACTTGCACAAGTGGCACTTGGTCTAATTGGACAACAAGTTCTAATAACTGTTCGCCTGATCCTCCAACTTGTGTTGTAACAACAGAATTAAGGACTTTATCATGTCAGAGTGGTTACGAAGGATTAAAGACAGAATCAAGAACTTCAGTATGTTCCGATCCGTATGGTTTGCCAACTTGGACATCATGGTCAACAATGTCAGATACTTGCATGATGACGAAAACCAATCCTTCCAATTTGGAAAGCCCTGCAAGTCCTGTCAGCCCTGTAAGTGTTATCACACCTGTGCAAACAACAGTCACAGAATCTGTAACTGCACCGATGAGTGCGCCTATGCAAACCTTGACGCCAGAGATTAAAACAGAAACAAAAACTGAAACAAAAACAGAAGCAAAAGCAGAAGAACCAAAAGTAAAAGAAATAATACCTGGATTGGGATTAGTGTTAAGTGTAGGTATGCTAACCAAATCAGGATTAGATGTAACACAGCCACCAATGGCTGATTCTTATAATTTAGAACAGGAAAACGAATATGGATTTCAACAAGGAGTTTTTATGGGGTTTATCATTGAAACAAATATTTATGATAGCTTCAACGCTTATAGCAGTCGTAGGAACGCCAATTTACTACGGAATTACAACTTTCAACAAAATGCGTTCGGTAATTGATTCATACGATGAAAGCAAAGTTCAAGCATTAGAGATTCAATTAAAAGCGCAACAAGAACGCTTACTATCAATACAAGATTCAAATATTAGAATTAATGAAAAGGCTTCAGACGCAATTGCAACTGCACGCGAAACATCTGCACTAGCAAAAGGATCACAAAGAGAAGTAGAAGCATCATTAACAAGCATTCGTTCAGAAGTTAAGGCACAATTAGAAGGCCTTAATGACAGAATGAAAGCTTTACAAAAAGCAACAACTAATCCACTAGCTAACTAAGGAAAAAATTATGCAATTAATTAAAGATTTATGGGCAGTAATCACAGCAATTTTAACTGTAGTTAAAACACTTGTAAGCTATGTAAGGTTGGCGATTCATGGTGTTGAAAACTTGATTGGTAAATTAACTACTAAGAAAGAAGTTGTAGCGCCAGTAGAAAAAGTAGAGCCAACTATCTCACCAACTGGTGACAATAATGTTTAGCATACTCTCATCTATTTTAGGTTTTGCCACAGCTGGCTTGCCATCTATATTAGGCTTTTTTCAAGCTAAATCAGATCAAAAACATGAGCGTGAAATGGCAGAGTTACAAAACCAACAAGCTCTTCTCATGGCTGAAAAGGGTTTTCAATCACAAGAGCGTGTAGAAGCTATTCATTTAGAAGAAGTTAATGCACAAACTTATGCACAAGAAAGAGAAGCCTTATATCAACATGACGCTAAATTAGTTTCAGAAGCGGCGCCATGGGTCAAGACTCTTAATGCGTCTGTAAGACCTATCGTAGCCTTTACTTTTGTAGGTTTACTTGTATTTGTAGATGTGGCTGGCTTTATATGGGCTGTTCACACAGGTCAAGATTTTGGCTCTTCTATGGATATTATATTTAGCTCTGATGAAATGGCTATTGTTTCTAGTATTATTGGCTTTTACTTTGGATCACGAGTTTGGGAAAAGAAATAAGTGAATGTTTCAGAGCGCTGTATCAAACTTATTAAACATCATGAAGGTGTGCGTAATAGGCCCTACCGTGATGTTATTGGGCTTTGGACTGTGGGTGTTGGTCATCTTATCGGTGACGGTAAATCTTTGCCTGAATCTTGGAATAGAACTTTTACGCAAGAAGAAATAGATGCTTTACTTAAACGAGATTTATCACGTTTTGAAAGTGGATTGTCTAAAATGCTACCTAACATTAAACTTAAACAATGTGAGTTTGATGCTCTCATTAGCTTTAGCTTTAATCTTGGTTTGGGATGTTTTCAGCGTAGCACAATCCGTCAAGCGTTGCTTCGTGGCGATAAAGAAACGGCTATGGAATCATTAGTTAAATATTGTAAAGCTGGTGGTAAAATACTCAAAGGGCTTCAAAATAGAAGATTAGATGAGCGACAATTATTTTTACATGGATAGGAAAAACAATGGCAACTAAAATGATACTTGAGGAATTAAAACCTCTTATTAGACACGAGAAAAAAGAATATATTGTTGAGCGTGAAGTTAAAGAGCTAAAAAAAGAATTAAAAGCTCACATGAAAGCGCCAATGTCTAAAGCGCACCCAAAGAAATAATGGATGAATTTAGTTTTGTATGCGTGGCGTTTGTCACTACTATGTGCCTTCTTTGTATTATCAGTTTACCTTTACGTTTCATTCTAGAATACGCTATTTGTTATTGGTAAATAAAAAAGGGAGACAAAGCTCCCCTTAAAGTTACATTAAATGAAACCTTTTGATTACTTGTTCATTACATACATAGTAACTTCAAAACCAAATCTCATTTCTGTTGCTGATGGTGTAGTCCACATGATGTTTATCCTTTTGTTATCCAAGCAATTTGCCTGTAAATGTAAGATTACTTGTTTACGCTGGCAAAACAATCAGTAAAATCATTATTTCTTATTAAGTCGCTCCGATACCAAAGTTGCATAACCTGCAATATCATCCCAATGATCAACATGGTTAGCATCGCCATAAAGAATTCTGCTTAATTTAACTAAAATCATGTGGATTGCTTCTTTTTGATCTGCTCCCATATCTTCCCAAGCATACAATCCTGAAATGTTTTCCATTATTTCCTGAATAAACATGGCTTTCATTTCAAAATCACCATGAGTTACTTCACGTTCTTCTAATATAGGGCTATTTCGCATTTTAAAGCCTTTTGGGGTCGAAACCATAAATATTGGATACTTGGTCAGCCAAACGATAAAAAGTCGCACCGTGGGCATCCCAATGCTTGTAACCTTTGTTATAAAGGGTTAGATGACACATTTCATGCAAAAGAGTTTCAGAAACGGTCAAAAAGTGTAAGCAACGACCTTTTGAGATTTCTATTTTTAGATGAGGGTCACAATGGAAATATCCGTAGGCTGCTGGATCGTTAATTACTTTCCATTCAATTTTTGAAGCTAACGGCAAATCGTATCGATCAAAGGGAGGCATGAGTCTAAACGCTGAATAAAGAGCTGCGATGTATTTAGCGCTTAATAA